CTTGAAATCGCCCTTATCACAACCGAATTTGCAACTGAAATCTTAGGAGAAATCCTTGATAACAACGGCGTTCTGGTAGAAAAGAATGATACGGAACTTGCACAGTTTGCATTGATGTTTGAATTCTTAGGTGACAAGCACCATATCCGTCATGTGATGTATTGTTGCAGTGCGTCACGTCCTGCAACGGAATCTGCAACAACAGAGGAAAGTACGGAAGTCAAGACGGAAAAGCTGTCGCTGAAAGCGACCCCTTTGCCGACAGGTCTTGTAAAGTCCAAGACAACGGAAAGCACCACAGATACGGTGTATAATAACTGGTTCAAGATGCCGTATAATCCTGATACGACCGTTAAATCTTCCGCCAAAACATCTTAAGGAGGTACAGCATGGCTATTAAAAAGAATATTACAATTGATGGTATTGAAGTTCCTTTCAAGGCAAGTGCCGCAGTGCCAAGACTGTATCGTCTGAAATTCCGCAGAGATATTTATAAGGACTTTGCAGCACTGAAAACTGAAGTCACTGAAGGTGATGAAAACAAAAGCGAAATCGGTATTGAAAGTCTTGAGGTCTTTGAAAATATAGCCTACATCATGGCAAAACACGCTGATTCTAATGTTCCCGACAACCCCGATGATTTCCTGGAACAGTTCAACACATTCAGCATTTATGAGATTCTTCCTCAGCTTATCGAACTCTGGGGACTGAACACCGCAACGCAGGTAGAGTCTAAAAAAAACATCGCCAGACTGACCGCCCGATGACAACACCACTATTCCTGTTAAGATGCAAACAGCTCGGTCTTTCAATGACCGAGCTGGATCTGCTGACAATTGGTTTGATAAATGATATGTTTACCGAACGGGAAAATGACGATTATACGGGGTGGAATGAGGTTGCCGGACAGGCGGATTTTGATAGTTTCTGATTGGAGGTGAAACCACAGTGGCAAACAGAATCAAGGGCATCACCGTTGAGATCGGCGGTGATACGACTAAGCTGTCCAAAGCCTTAGAGAGCGTAAATAAGAACATTAAAAACACCCAGTCACAGTTGAAAGACGTAGAGAAACTCCTGAAACTTGACCCGAAAAATACAGAATTACTCTCACAAAAACAGAAACTTCTCGCTGACAGCATTTCTGCTACAAAAAATAAACTTGCAACGCTGAAAACAGCCGCAGAACAGGCAAACACTGCTCTTGCAAATGGCGACATCACACAACAGCAGTATGATGCCTTACAGCGTGAAATTGTCGAAACAGAAAATGAACTGAAACGTTTGGAATCAGAAGCCAAAAATGCAAATTCTGAACTCGCTAAAATCGGTGAGGCAGGACAAGTCCTCCAGAATGCAGGCGATAAAATTTCAGGTGCAGGTGAAAAACTTCTGCCTGTTACAGCAGGTGTGACGGCTCTTGGAACTGCTGCTGTGAAAACCGCCTCTGACTTTGATTCTGCAATGTCAAAGGTTGCCGCTGTATCAGGTGCAACGGGTGATGACTTGCAGGCTTTGCGTGACAAAGCAAGAGAAATGGGCAGTAAGACGAAGTTTTCTGCAAGTGAAGCAGCCGAAGCCATGAACTATATGGCGATGGCAGGCTGGAAAACAAATGATATGCTGTCAGGTATTGACGGTATCATGAATCTTGCAGCAGCATCAGGTGAAGACCTTGCCACAACTTCCGATATTGTTACAGACGCATTGACCGCTTTTGGATTGACTGCATCAGACAGCGGTCATTTTGCCGATGTATTAGCGGCAGCATCAAGTAATGCAAATACCAACGTATCTATGCTTGGGGAATCCTTCAAATACTGTGCTCCGATTGCAGGTGCTTTGGGGTTCTCCTGTGAAGATACCGCTGAGGCACTGGGTTTGATGGCGAACGCAGGTATCAAGTCCACACAATCCGGCACTTCCATGCGTTCCATTATGACTGCACTTTCAGGCGAAGTAAAATTCTGCTCTGAATCCTTTGGAGAAATGGAGATCGCAACTTCTAATTCAGACGGATCAATGCGAAGCTTATCTGATATTTTAGCGGATTGCAGGGTTGCATTTGACCAGATGTCGGAATCTGAAAAAGCGAGTGCCGCAGAAACTCTTGTGGGCAAAAATGCTATGTCGGGATTTTTGGCTCTGATGAATGCCGCACCTGCGGATATTGACAAGCTGTCCGGTGCCATTGCAAACTGTGACGGTACATCTCTTTCTATGGCGGAAACCATGCAGGATAATCTTGCAGGACAGCTGACTATCCTCAAATCTCAATTGGAAGAACTGGCGATCTCATTTGGTGAGATCTTAATGCCGGTCATTCGTGAAATGATCACCAAAATACAGGGATTTGTGGACAAACTCAACGCCCTTGACCCTGCAACAAAGCAAACCATTCTCAAAATCGGATTGATGGCTGCGGCTCTTGGTCCATTGCTGATCGTTGTTGGTAAAACCATTTCTTCTATTGGCAGTATGATGACGTTTATTTCAAAGATTCCGACTATGATCGCAGGTGCAAAGACGGCATTTTCTACTCTTGGTGCGGCGATCGGCAGTATTTCCGCTCCTGTCGTTGCGGTTGTTGCGGTAATTGCTGTGCTGGTCGCTGCTTTTATGCATCTCTGGAACACCAATGAAGACTTCAAAAACAGCATTCTTTCCATATGGGAACAGATAAAATCCACGTTTGAACGCCTGACATCCGGAATCGTTGACAGAGTGAATGCATTGGGCTTTAATTTTCAGAGTTTCGGCGATATGCTGAAATCCCTGTGGAACGGTCTGTGCAGTGTGCTTGCACCTGTATTTGAGGGCGTATTTCAGCATATTTCGGATATTTTCACCTTTGTGACAGATACCATTCTGAGCGTTCTTGACGTATTTATCGGCTTGTTTTCGGGAAACTGGGAACAGTGCTGGAGCGGTATCAAGGGCATTTTTACAGGTATCTGGGACTTTGTCGTTAACAAGTTCAGCAACATTCTGAATGTTCTTCGTGGCGTAGCAGATGTATTTCTCGGTTGGTTTGGGACATCATGGAACGAGGTTTGGACAAGCATTAAAGACTTCTTTGTCGGCATCTGGGACAGCATCTGTTCTGCGTTTCAGTCTGTCGCTGATTTTTTCACGAATATCTGGAATGCAATCTCCACGTTCTTTACAACGATAGCGGCTGCGATCTATACCACAGCGGTCACAATTTTCACTTCTGTATATGATTTCTTCGCAGGAATTCTGACCAGTATTCACGACTTTTTTGCTAACATTTTCAATGCGATATGGACGGTTATTTTAACTGTCTGCACCACAATTTACGACACGATCTCAAGCATCTGGAATGCCATTTACAGCTTTATTTTGCCTCTTTTAGAGGCATTTAAATATCTATTTGAAACCATTTTTCAGGCGATCCACATCATTATCAGCAATGTGATGGATTGGATCTCGGAAAAGATACAAACCATATGGAATGCGATTGTTGCATTTCTCACGCCTTTGCTTGATGGTATTAAAACGTTCTTTGAAACGATATGGAATGCTATTTATACGGCAATTTCAACGACATTGAATACTATTTCAAGTATTGTTACATCGGTCTGGAATGCAATTTCAAGTTTCATTTCAAGCATAATGAACACCATAAGTTCTGTTATTTCAAGTGTATGGAATGCAATCAGCAGTGCTGTTTCCAGTGTGGTAAATGCTATCCGAAGCACAGTATCTTCCGTCTGGAACAGCATTTCTTCCACAATTTCATCGGTGATGAATACGATTCATTCGACCGTGACAAGTATATGGAACAATGTAAAATCTTCAATTGGTTCTATTATCAGCGGTATTTACACCACGATTAAAGGTGGATTTGACAATGCGGTAAACTATGTTAAAGGGCTTGCATCAGATGCGTGGAACTGGGGACGGGATATTGTTTCCAACATCATTGACGGTCTGAGAAGCATGATCGGCAGTCTTGCTGACAGCGTATCAAATATCGCTGATACAATTCGCAGTTATCTGCACTTTTCCGTTCCGGATGTAGGTCCGCTGACAGACTTTGAAAGCTGGATGCCTGACTTCATGAATGGTTTGGCGGACGGTATCAACAAAAGCAAAAAGGTTGTAGCAAAGGCAGTTTCAGGTGTTGCGGATACAATGAGAGTAACGCTCAATTCTGATCTCAACTACAATCTTGACGGAATGACAGGTGCGATAATGAACGGCAGTTCTGAAAGTTCTGTTGTCAATAATTACTACAATAATGACAACAGCCGCACAGTGAATCAGACCAACAATAGTCCGAAATCGCTGTCACGGCTGGAAATTTATCGGCAGACGAAGAATGCGGTGGAGATGTAAAAAGGAGCGATTCATCGCAGTTTTGGTAAGTTATAGGCGTTAAAATGTCAATTTTAATTTATCGGATATACTTGTTTTAAGTATTCTGCCAACATATCCGGAATATATTGATAATGATGTGTGTCATATAACTGATAAGTGACATCTGCATCATGAGATTCCAGGCGTTGAGTCAATTTTTCCAGTCCTTCTAACGTCGTATCATGACCATTATAGTATTCGCTGTAATCAGAATCCTCTAACTTCCCGCCACATAAAAAGACTTTTTTGCAAAGCACATCATTTCTGTCAAAATATCCATAGTCATTGATATAGTCTTCAGGATTTACTCCCAGTTCTTCATGATACAAATTCCAAAATGCCGGACTTCCAATGATGTAATTTCCAAATGGCTGGTTTTCATATAAATCGGATTTGAATAATGCAGTATGTGAAAAAACACCACCGTTGGAATGACCATACAGTGTTGAATTCGCATAGTCAATGGAATAATTTTCTCCAAGATACGGCATCAAATTGTCTGTGATAAAATCAAGCAGCATATCTCCTTTTTGAATAAAATAGGCAATGCGATTATCATTATCTGTTCCGTCAATGCTGTAATTATACCCCAGGCTGACAAGGATAACCGGAGCTGCTTCACCATTTTCCATAATGCCTCTCAATTCAGTGCAGTTTCCAAACCGCCATACCCCATCTGTCAGAAAAAATACAGGATATGTTTTATTGTCATCATAGTTTGGCGGCAATGTGACATGAACCAGAAATTCAACATCCAGTTCCTCATCATAAATATTGATTTCATCAATGGAATCTTTTATTTTCTCCACTGCATCCCTGTCATATTCCCATACATTTCTGTAATCTGTATCCTCATGATTTTCAGCATATAGTGACTGGTCTGAAACATCAACTGTTCCTGCCGGAAGTGTTTCATATTCTCCTGTTTGTAATGCTGCATCGGCAGCCTTTATACGAATAATATCATTTTCAATTTCTTCATCTGAAAAACCATATTGTTTCTCATCTTCTCGAATCCAATCTAAATACTCCTCAAAATTAGCAAAAGATTTATTTTCCTGTATTCCTTCGTCCTCATTATGGAATCTAAACTCAATTTTGCCACCATCATAATTAGGGTCACTATTCGGAACAGGGTACAGCAGCAAAAATCCATCTACTAGAATATACTTTAATGGCAGTTTTTCATTGCCGTTTTTCAGTTGTTCTAGGCTCTGTTCATATTCCTCTTCTGTCATATTACCGCGGTTGTTTTCAAGAGTTTCACGCAGCTCATCTGCCGTGTAATATTCTACACTCACATTATGTTCGGACGTTTCAGCAGATTCTGTCTGTGATTCAGTAATAGAATCAAGAAGTGTCAGTTCATGTTTGCTCACTTTCTCTGACTCCATTGGTGTCATCTTGTTCGTAAGCTGTATTTTTTCAGAATTCTGAACACTCTCTGATACTGATTCATTACTTTGAGATGAATTCAAATTGTTACTACAAGCTATCGATGATATAAGCATAAGAAATGACAAAAGAGCAATTACTATTTTTCTCATTATGGTGCTATTCCTTTCAATTTATTTGTTGAAATTTTTGAATATATTATACCACACCCATATACCCAAAGTCAATGAAAAGCAGGTGAAATTTTGTTCTACAAACTCATTCTCGAAAACGAAACAGGTCAAAAAATTGACCTGTCCAAAACAGCAAACCGATATATGTTCTCCAAAATCAAAGGGCTGAACCCACCGACTGGAACAGTCAGCACCTCAAGTTATGCAGGAATGAACGGCAGTTACCTCAACAATGCCTTCATCGAAAAGCGAAACGTGGTCATTCTTTTTGAAATGCGTGGGTTTGATGTGGAACTCCGCAGGCACGAACTATATCGTGTGGTCAAGCCGTCACGATACATCAAGATATACTACTCCACAAAAAGTATTTCTGTGTATGCTGAGGGTATTGTGGAAACCTGCGAGGTGGAGAACTTTGAAAAACTGACCAGCGGACAGATCTCTATTCTCTGCCCCGATATTTACTGGTATTCTACCGAAACGCAAGTTGCGGAGTATTCCCGTGTCAAGGGTGCATTTCACTTTGTCTGTCCTGATAATGACAATCCATTTCCTATCGGCATATACAACACGCAGGATATTATGACCATCAACAACAGCGGTGATGAGGTCGGTTTTACTCTTGAAATCAGCGGTGGACCTGCCAAAAATCCAACCATTTACAATGCTCTGACAAACGAATATATGCAAATTTCAGGCGATATTCAAAAGGGCGATGTTATCACGATCACCACGAAAACAGGCAACAAAACCGTTACTCTGGAACGTGAGGGCGTTGTAACAAACATCATCAACCGCCTTGTTTCAGGTTCAACCTGGCTGAATCTGAAAGCTGGCGAAAACAAGTTCTATGTGACAGCATCAGAGGGGCTGAACCGCATCAAAGTCCGCCTGATACACCGAAATGCGTACTTAGGGGTGTGAAAATGCAGATTGAAATTTACAATATGACTGTCTTGAATGATAAACTGAATATTTCACTTGAGGCTGTCTGCGACAGTTTTTCTTCGCTTTTATGGGATATTGAATATTACAAATGCGGTGCTTTTGAAGTGTACATTGCTGCATCTCCCCGAAATATTGAAATTTTTCAGACTGGCAGAATTGTGGGACGTGATGATGACAAGGAACATTTCGGACTGATTGAATCCGTGGAACTTGAAACCGATGCAGAAGATGGAGATTATCTCATCATCAAGGGCAGATTTTTAATGTGCTTACTTGAACGCAGAATCATCTATCCCACATTGAATTTTACATCACAAACTTCCTACGGTGCAATCGTTCAGAAAGCTGTAGAAAGCAACGCTTTAACAAGCGGAAACAGACTGATTCCGGGCTTGAAACTTGGAGAAATTCAAGGTGCTTGCTGGTCGCAGACCACAAAGTTACAGGTCAGCTATGAAAATCTGATGGAGTGGGTTTACACCATTTGCGAAAAAATCGGTGGAACTGCAAATATTCGTCTTTCAAAAATAGCTGATGAGCAGTATGAAATGATTTTTGAACTTTTACAAGGTACTGATAGGAGCATATTACAGAAAATCAATCCACACATCATTTTCTCTGACAGATACAATAATCTGCTGTCTTTCACCTACTTTACAGACACTTCCGTCAAGAGAAATTTTGCCTATGTTCTTGGAAAGGGCGAGAGTGAACAGCGTAAAAGAACCACTTGTTTTACAAATTCTGAACCTGCCCTGCTTGATAGATATGAAGTGTATGTTGATGCAAAGGACATTTCAGATGAAGAACAGATTGCCAACGAAACAAAACCAATTTCTGAAATCGAATATGAGGAACTTCTGAAAGAGAAAGGAAAACAGAATCTTGTTCCCACAAAGACAAAATCAGAATCACAGATTGCAGTGCAGTCCACACAGTTTCAATACGGTGTGGACTATTTTGTTGGCGATTTTGTTACCGTAGAACATCACAGGTTTGAAATCAGACAGAATAAAATACAGCTTATTGGAATGATTGAGAGTTTTGACCGCAACGGCAGAAATTTAACACCGACATTTAAGGAGGCTTAACATGGCATTTTCATTCGGATTTTTCAATTCTAAAAATCTTGACAGAACATATACTGCTGAGAACTTCAACGACTATCTCGGCAGCATTATCTGTGACGGGATTCAGGATAATTTCGGGCAGTGTTTCAAGCTGTCAAGTTCTAAACTAAAGCTGACAATTGGCAGCGGTAAGGCATGGATTCAGGGGCATTACTTCATCTCAGATACGGCTTACACTTACGACCTATCCCGTTATGTGGACGAATCCCTGCCGAGATATATGGCAGTCGGAATTTGTTGTAATACTTCTGAAAATGTAAGAAATGTTGCATTTGAAATCCTTGCAGGAATACCTGCAACAAATCCTTCTGTTCCAAAACTTCTGAACACCGATTATAAGAAATATCTCACCCTTTGTATTATCAGACTTGATGCAGGCACATCTGAATTGAAAATCACAGACTACCGGGAAAACGGCAATTTCTGCGGATATGTTCGCTGTATCCTTGGCAAATGTAAAGTGACGGATATGCTTGCCCAGCTCTCTGAAATTCAGGAACAGATGAAGAATTACAATACAACAGTCAATCAACTCACCACAAAAATCAACGAATTAACGCTGAAAATTGATGAAATGACAGGCGATGTGGTTTCTATCGGGAAATGCGGGCAGAACGTGGATTTTGTGCTTTATTCAGACGGCAGACTGCTCCTCAAAGGCACCGAGGCAACATTCGATTATTCTACTGACAGTAATCCGTCACCATTGCAAAACAATGCAAATATCAAGTCGGTTATTGTTTCAGAGGGTGTGACAGGCATTGGAGAACGACTTTTTCAGTATTGCGACAATCTGAAAACAGTATCTCTTCCGACAACGCTTACGGCAATCAAAAAGGCTGCATTTCTGCCGCATATTGACGGTTATATTTATCATCAGACTCTAAATGGTTTAACAGAACTGAAGATTCCGGAACGTGTTACTGAACTTGGCGTGAATGCATTTGCAGGAACGGCAATCAAGTCCGTAACCGTTCCGTCCTCTGTGGTAACCGTAGGTGCAATGGCATTCAGCGAGTGTCAGTATCTTGAAACGGTACGATACGGCGGCAAAGTCATTAGTGACAGAATGTTTGTACGATGCACAAAACTGAAAAACCTCACGCTTGCCCGAAATGTCAAGGAAATTGTGGGCGGCTGTTTCAATTACTGTGAATCTTTGACCACAATCACTTATGAAGGCTCTCTTGCTGACTGGAACGCTGTGAAGAAAAATACAAACTGGGACAGTCATGCAGTTGATATTGAATCTCCGCTTAAAAAAATCCAGTGTTTTGACGGATATATGGAATATGTTGCAAACACAAAAACTTGGAAAGAGGTAAAAGCATGATAAAATTTCTTGTAAAAGGACAGAACATCGAAACGCTGGAACATGAAATCATTGCAGCAGATCAGATCGCTTTTGTGAAGATACATTTTGTGTTCGATAATAACTGGAAAGCTCTGCATAAGGTGGTGCAGTTCACACAGGACGAAATAACCTATAACAGAGTTCTTGGAATAGAAAATACAAGTTGTTTTTTGCCTGCCGAACTAACCGCAGGGACTGTGAAAATGTCATTGTTCGGTTATGATGCAGAAGCAACTGAAACAGTTAGAGCAACAACGATTGTAAAAACCTTGCACATCAGACCATCGGGATTTGAGGGCGAAAACAGCAACGTTCCGCCTACTCCTGATTTGTATCAGCAGCTTTTGGAGAAGATTTCTGAAAAAGGCAAGGATGGCAAATCCGCCTATGAAGTTGCTGTAGCATACGGATTTGTTGGCACAGAGGTTGAATGGCTTGAAAGCCTGAAAGGTGTTGATGGCAAGGACGGAGTAAACGGCAAAGACGGATGTGACGGTAGAAATGGTGTTGATGGTTTACCGGGTAAAGATGGCAAAAGTGGTGCAGACGGACTTCCGGGGCGTGATGGAATTGACGGCACAGATGGAAAATCCGCCTATATTATTGCCGTAGAACATGGATTTTCAGGTACAGAAAATGAATGGCTGCAAAGCCTGAAAGGTAAAGATGGAATTACCCCCGATATGTCAGACTATGCAACAAAAGCTGATATTGCAGAATTACAAGAGCAAATCAGGCAAATATCCGCCATCAGCTATATCTCTGTATTTGAAAGCGGTTCTGATGCCTTGCAGAAATACGGCGACAGCATCTACACTTATTACAATGACGGTTATCGTTCTCTTGCAGGATTTGCAGAGAATTATCCTCACTTTTGTTCTGCTGAAAACAACTACGCTCTGTATTTCAATCAGAACGATTTCAGCTGGGCAGGAACTGTGTTTGTGATGTTTTTGACTCCTGTCGCAATTACTTCAAAAATGAAGCTGCTCTTAAGCTATATGGTCGGTGCATCACAGGACGCTGAATTTTATCTTATTCCGAATACAGATAAAATGGGTTCTGAACTTGCTCAGTATATTTACGAGGAAATCAAAGCCGAAAATGCTTTGAAATTATCATTTAAATGGCTCTACTCCGATACTTTCATTTCTGTGATACAGTCACTTGAAAACACATCGGATGGAGAATACTACCTTGCTTTCAAAGGCACATCGGACAATTCACATCCGATGGTCAAGTCTATCAAATTTATGAAGGGGTGATTTTATGAAAGATACCATTTGCCTGATCGCAGGCGTGATCGGCGGATTTATCGCAACGTTGCTTGGCGGCTGGGATTCTGCTCTTGCAACGCTGGTCGTGTTCATGGGCATTGACTTTGTGACAGGAATTGTAACTGCGGCAATGGGAAAATCCAAGCACAGCGAAAGCGGCACGCTCAACAGTACAGCCGGCTGGGTCGGACTTGCAAAGAAATTCTGCATTCTGCTTATGGTAGTAGTTGGTGTGAGAATCGATATTCTCATCGGCACAAACTACATCAGAGATGCCGTTTGTATCAGCTTTTGTCTGAATGAACTGCTTTCCATCATTGAGAATACGACTTTAATGGGGATTCCTTTCCCGCCGGCATTCAAAAAAGCAATTGATGTTCTGCAAAATAAGGTGGGTAGAACGGATGAAACAAAGGAGGAAAATGACAATGGCAATTCTGAAACCTGATAACAAAACAACATTTGGCGGTGTAACCGTCAACGAATATTTACTCACAAAACATAATCCAAACCATATCGCTATGCCCTCTGTTTCTATGGAGGGCAAAATTATTGGTGTGACGGTGCATAATACAGCGTGGATCACGACCGTTGCAGGAACGACACCTGCAGAGCAGTATACAAGAGCAACCGCCAATGGCAATATGAACGATGTCAGAGTACATTATTATGTAGACAACACCTGTGCATGGCAGAATCTGCCCCACAGTCTGAGCGGATGGCACGCTGCTGATGGCTCCGGCAATGGTAACAGAAGAACTATTGCGATCGAGTGTATTATGTCATCTGCGTATAATGCGACAGATAAGAAGTCTGAGGACAATTGTGCAAGACTTGTTGAAGAAATACAATCTCGGAATCGACCATCTTTACACACATACCCACTGGCTCAATGTCAGAGATGGAAAGTCGGGCAGTGTAGATTATCTCAATACAGCGAGAAACTCTTACAAGATGTGTCCACTCTACATTTTGCCGCACTGGGCAGAGTTCAAGAAAAAGGTACAGGGATATATGAACGCCGGTTCTGCAACGGCACCAACGCCCTCTGCACCTGCGGCAAAGCAACTCTACAGGGTAAGAAAGTCCTGGTTTGATGCCAAATCGCAGATCGGGGCTTTTTCTTCTCTTGAAAATGCCAGGAGAGCCTGCAAGGTGGGATATGCTGTTTTTGACAGTTCCGGCAAGCAGGTGTATCCAGTGAAGAAGTCCATTGACGAAATTGCCCATGAGGTCATTCAGGATAAGTGGGGCAATGGTGCAGAACGTAAGAAACGACTGACGAATGCTGGATATGACTACAATGAAGTACAGAAGCGTGTTAACGCTCTTATGAAATAA